GTCGGTTGGCAGCTTACGAGGCATACCTTGTCGCCACTGCCGTTCCGCCAGTTCCCGATATGCCTTGCCGTCCCCGCCCGGGGAAGTGCGAGGAGTGCAACGGAACCGGAAAGGTTGGTGACGGGACTGTCTTCGTGCCGTGTGGCAACTGCGGCGGAACGGGCCGGGTTGGCGAGTCCAGTGCCGCGCCGCCTCCAGCTTGCAAGCCCAAGCCGGTGGCCCCACCCAACCTTGTCCCCCAGGGCCCGACCGTCATCGAGCTTGCCCCGCAGACCACCAGAAACCCAGGCCCCAGGTGGAACGTCGAGGGCAGGAACAGCTACTCCACCCAGGAGTTGGCTGACCATCTGCGGAGGGTTCATGGGGTGAACATCGACGGCAAGACCCGGTCAGAGTTAGAGGCCCTGCACGACAACCTCCACAACGCCGAGGTTCGTTCCTCTGGCCCGGTGATGCGTTCGTGCCCCAGCGGCAACTGCCCCACCCAGTCAACGCAGTCCTGCCCTGGCGGCAACTGCCCAACGCAGTCCACCCAGTCCTACCAATACTTCCCCAGACGGGGGCTACTCCGACGATGACCGACACTCCAGCGCCACAGGGCGGATCGTCAGATGTAGTTGCCCGCTACATCGAGAAGTTCGGGTTCCCCACGGCGATCCTCTGCGTAGTCAGCTATATCGGCTACTCCGAGGTCATCAAGCCCATCACGCTCAAGTACGTCGAGCTTGTCGAGGAGGTGAAGAACTCCAACAAGACCCTCTCGGCGGTGACGGACGAGTTGCGCATCAACATCAAGGCGATTGCCGAGTCCAACGGCGGCAAGCTGGACCGGATGGAGGAGCGGCTGCGGGACATCGACGGGTGCGTCAAGCGGCTGGAGCGGCTCCTGCCCACCGGGGAGCGGGCCAGTCTCAAGCCGGTGGACAACGGGGGTGCCTGATTGAAAAAGAACATCCTTTTCGCGGTCGTGTTCGTCCTGGGCTGCCTCTTGGCGGCCTTCGTGGAATCGGGGGCACTCTAGATGAGCAACATCCTTAGGGCCATTAGGGGCATTAGTGCGGCAAAAAACGCACAAATGAGCCAAGAGGACATGGAGCAGCTTTTGTTCCGGCTTACCGGCCAACGATCAAACCTCTCCCACAACCTTGGTGCTGAGCCCATTGGTGACCCGGCTGCGGACTACCTGAACGACCCTGCCATGGCGGAAATCCTTCTCAAAAATGCAAAGGCCATGACGGTCCACGACCTCCTCAGGCAGTCTCGTTCCGAGGGCGGCAATCCGCACATGGCCCCGATGATCGCCTCAGTCCAGCAGCTAGACCGATGAGCGAAGACACACCCAGCCCGCCAGAGCAGACCCGGCAGTGCGACAACTGCAAGCAGGTCAAGCCATTAAACAAGAAGCACTTTCCCCGGCTGAAAGGCACACAGCACAACTTCCAGTGGGTTTGCAGGCCCTGCAAGACCAAGATCAAGCAGCAGGCCAAGATGGAGGGCCTTGAGAGGGCTGCCATCGGCACCTACCTCTCCCGCACCGTCTCGGGCGGCTCCAACATCCCGCACACGGCCGAGTTGCTGGAAGGGATCATGCACTACTTCGGTGGTGCCAACGGCTTCGCCAGCCTGGTGATGAAGCAGTATTTCGAGTCTGCCCCCGGCAGTCGGATGCGGAACTCCCTATTGGAGATGGTGGTCCGCCTGGCATCCAAGAACACCGAGCAGGGCGGTGCCAAGAAGCCCATCGACCTATATTCAGAGGAAGAGCTGGAGGCCGAGATCGACAAGCGGCTTAGGCAGGCTGTGTTGACCTATGGAGGAGTGAGGCACATAGATGTCGAAGAAGAAAAGCCAAATCCCGCCCTCCCCGCTCCCGACAGTCCAGAGCATATCGAGCTTCCAGCGGGACGAGTTGAAGAGCTTGCAGAGCGAGCTAGCCGAGAGGCGCATAGAAGCCTTGCGGCTCTACAGGCCGACCGAGAAGCAGAAAGAGTTTCACCACTGCCTGTCGAGTGAAACCCTTGTCCTGGGCGGAAATCGGTCAGGCAAGTCCCTCTGTTCGTTCATCGAGGACGCATGGGCCGCAACTGGCACCCATCCCGTCGAAGGAAAGTACAGAAAAGAGGGCGGGAATCTCGTCATCGTAGGGGCCAACTGGAAGCATATCGGGCTAGTAGTTGTGCCCTATTTGTTCAAGGCCGGGGCCTTCAAGATCATTCGGGACTTGCAGACGGGCCAGTTCCGGGCATACGACCCAGCGACTGACGCCGACCGGGCCAAAGAAGCCAAGCCCGCGCCGCCCCTGATTCCACCCAGAATGGTGAAGAGCTTCTCCTGGGTGCTGAAGTCCGCCGGCTACCTGAACTCCTGCGAGCTTCACAACGGCTGGACTATCTATTGCTTCTCTTCGGAGGGTGATCCTCCCCAGGGCTTCCAGGCTGACAGAGTGCATATAGATGAAGACCTTAACAACGAGGCCTGGGTTCCAGAAATGCAAGCTCGCCTTGCCGACAGGAAAGGTCTCTTCTGCTGGTCAGCTATGCCCCATAGCAAGAATGAGGCTCTCCTTGGCCTAAACGAGCGGGCCGACAAGGCCGAGGAGCTTGGGCAAACCAAGGACATCAAGCGGTTTGTCCTAAGGTTTCTGGACAACCCGCACATCGACAGCGACGAGAAAAGAAAGGCTATCTCCCGTTGGTCAGCCATCGGGGATGACGTTCTCCGTCAGCGATCTGAAGGCGAGTTCGTCATAGACAGCGTTCTCGTCTACCCGAACTTCAACCCCAGCATTCACTCCTGTGAGCTAGAGACGCCCGACATTCCTGATGACTGGTGCCGGTATGCGGTGGTGGACCCGGGCCATGCAGTCACGGCGGTGCTGTTCGCGGCCGTCCCGCCAGGGGCAGACCGGATCGTGTGCTATGACGAGCTTTACATAAGGAACTGCAACGCCACCATATTTGCCTCTGAGTTTCACAAGAAAGTCCAGGGCAAGCACTTCTACGCTTTCTTGATCGACTCTCACGGTGCCCGCCTGACAGACATTGGTTCAGGCAAATCTCCCCAAGAGCAGTATTCCGAGCAGCTTTCGGCCCTCGGCGTGAAGTCCAAGACAACGGGATCGAGCTTTATCCCGGGCTCTGATGACATCCAGTCTGGCCTCCATGCAGTCAGGCAGATGCTCCATATCCGCCCAGAAGGCACCCCCAGGCTCCGCTACCTCAGGAGCCGAATGCCCAACTTTGAGCGGGAAATGAAGCGGTACAAGAAGAAGACCGTCAACGTGGCCGGCACTACTATCGTGACCGACGAGCCCAACAAGCGCGGCGAGTTCCATCTGGTGGACTGCCTGAGATACCTGTGTGCTTATGGGCCCGAGTACCACAAGCCAGAGGTGCAGGTAGAAGCACCATGGTGGTTGGCATGGAAAGAGCGCAGGGACAAGCAGCAGGGCAAGAGCAATGCTATTTACTTAGCCCCAGCCAGCTACGCCGAAGTGTACTACGCCTGACAAACGCCCCTTGAAGGCTTTTGGATTGCTCCAGAAGATCGCATTGGTGCTGTTCCAATGCTTTCAACTGGAGGTTCTATGGCCGGTTTTCAGATGCCCGCCCTTGAAGTGGGCGACATGGTTCTTTTCTACGACAACCCTTTCTCGGCCGACAATCCGGTCATGGGGTGGGTGTCGTGCAAGCCGGGCACCCAGACGATCAAGGTTCTCGTCTACGCCGAGGACGCCGGCTTTGTTGAGAAGCCCTCTGTCCGCCACAGGGACGATCCTTTCTGGCGGGAGAACGAGACGGCCCAGGCCTGGCAGAAGTGGGGCGCGTTCGCCCTGCACCCGAACACCGAACTCCTGAAGGAACTCAAGGGCCTCCTGACCAAGCAGAAGATCGACGCAGCCAAGAAAAAAGACGCAGCAGCCTGATCGTCCGAAGCTCGGCCGGTACATAAATAACAAGGAGGGTCCAGTGAAGCGGCTCGTTTTCGCAGCTACGGTTTTCGGGATGTGTTGGAGTTGGACGGCGGAAGCCGAAGCCCGGCCCCGTCGCACCTACCAGCAGGGCCAGCCAGTCCAGAACGTGGCGCGGGCCATGGTGAACACCGCCCAGGGGGTCGCAGAAACCTGTGCCCGTGCCGGCAGGCTGTTTCATCCGGGCGGGAACTCCGGGCCGGAAGGTCTGGGGATGGGGCCCACCCAGGAAGCGGCCTACAGAAGCTGTTGCTTTGCCAGCTCCGGTATGCCGGATGTGGATGTCGGCTATGCCCAGATGAGCAACGGCCAGTGGGTGTGTTGCCGGCGGTACGGGGGGAGATAGACGGTGGACAACAATCTGTACCCTGAGCTTCCCTCCGAGGGGTCCGAGAGCGGCCCCTTTGAGGCCCCGCCGCCTGACGTTATTCCGCAGAAGCGGATGGAGGACGCTCTTCGGGCTATCTCTACATCTTGGCTGTCGAAGCTCAAGCAGGCACAGAAGCACAAGAAACCGTTTTCCGATGACGCCAAAGAGTGCATGAACTTCTTTGACGGCCACGGGGACTGGTTCTGGAAGCAAGACGGCAGGGCGGATCGGAGCTATTCCAAGATGGCTCCCCCGTCCTTCCGTATGTGTATTAACAAGGCTTTCGAGGCCGTAAAGCTCTTTGGTTCAGTCATCTACCACCGGAACCCGGTGCGGACGGTGACCCCGAGGACATTCCCGCCCGTGCCCCCGCAGGCACTGGGAATCGACCCGAACCAGCCGCCGATGGTTGACCCCATGACCGGGCAGCCCATGCCCGATCCCATGCTCCAGCAGTACATGGAGACCTCTAGCCAGATCGACATGATCGAGGAGCAGCGGAGAACCGTTGCCACTCTGGTAGAGACCTACCTGAACTACACCCCGACCGAACTGAACCTCAAAGAAAACAGCCGCAAAGCTGTGGACGAGGGGATCATCAAGGGAATGGGCGTGTGGTGGACAGAGCTAGTCGAGCTTCCCGCCACCGAGGACGGCCAGACCTTCGGGATCATCGGCTCGTTCTATGACTCCTGCGACAACCTTCTCATGGACCCGGACGCGGACGAGCAGGAGGACATCCTGTGGTGTGCCCGGCGGTGCGTCCATCCCGTTGACGAGGTTGCTGCCCAGTACGGCCTCTCCAAGGAAGACATCAAGGGCCACTTGGAGAGCTTCGTTGCCCGATCCCAGGAAGAAGACCGGGACTACAAGACCAAGAAGCAGAACGGCAAGACCAACGATTTGATTGTCTACTGGAAGATTTGGAGCAAGACGGGCTTCGGGCACACCCTCAAGGGGTTCCCCAAAGAGTTCGCCGGGATGTTCGATTCACTCGGCCAGAACTGCTACATCGTCGTGGCCGAGGGGGTGGACTTCCCCTTGAATGTCCCCAAGGAAACAGCCTTGGAGCCGCCCGACGAAACGGGCCTTCCCAACAGCATATTCACCAAGACACGCTGGCCGATCCCGTTCTACGCCGAGATCAACGGCTGGCCATTCACCCCGCTCCAGTTTCACCGCAAGCCTGGCTACATCTGGCCCATTAGCCACCTGAAGCCCGGGTTGAGCGAACTGAAGTTCCTGAACTGGGCGATGAGCTTCTTGTCCACGCGAATCATGGTGTCCTGCAAGACCATGGTTGGCGTAGCCAAGGCCGCCGGGGATGACATTAAGGATCAGATTCTCAAGCACGAAGAATCTGGATTCTCCCTAGTGGAGCTGTCTGAGACCCTGGGGCGGTCGGTCGATGACATCGTCTCCGTGTTCCAGATGCCCAACGTCCCGCAGGACATTTGGACGATCATGCAGGCGGTTTCTGAGATGTTCGACAAGAGAGTCGGACTTACAGAACTCGTCTACGGAATGACTCGCAATCAGTTTAGGTCAGCCGCAGAAGCCCAAGTGAAATCCGAGCAGATTTCCGTAAGGCCAGATGACATGGCGAATGTCCTAGAAGATGCCATGTCTTCTTTGTCCAGAAAGGAAGCCCTGGCCGCTCGCTGGCTTTTGCAGCCCCAAGACGTTGCCCCGATCCTGGGCCCTATTGGTGCCCAGGCCTGGCAGAACCTTGTCCAGAAGATGGACGTTCACGGCCTGGCCCGCGAGTTCGACTACCGCATTGAGGCTGGTTCCGCCCGCAAGCCCAACAAGGCTGGCAGGGTTGAGCAAATGAACCTGGCAATGCAGAACCTCGGCCCCATTCTCCAGGGCCTTGTTCCCATGGGTCAGGTGGGCCCCATGAACGCCCTGTTGTCTGACTGGGCTAAGTCGCTCGACATCGACCCCAAGCCCTACATGATCCCCGAGCCGCCCCCGCCGCCGCCCGCCGGCCCGCCACCCGGACCTCCAGACGGTGATGGCGGGGCACAGCCCGGTGCTGGCGGCGGCGGGGCACCCCCGGGCGAACCGCAGCCCATGCCAACGGAGTTGCAGCCATGAAGCTCCCCATTGAGATCGCCAATGCCAGCAAGGACGTTCAGAATCACTACATGAGCATGATCCGAGACGGCCAGTCTGAGTCGTTTGCCCTAATGTGCAGCCTCGGCCAGCCGCCTGGCACGAAGGGCACGGACAGGGCTTTCCAGCAGGGCCGGCTGGCAGGCAATCAGTGGGACGAACTCCCTGCCCGTCAGGCCAAGAAGATGCTCCGCGAGGCCAAGGCGGCAGGCATCGACGTTGTAGGTAAGCAGTATGTAAGCGGCCTAGCCAACAAACTTGGCCATTGTGACCCTATGGCCTGGGTGTCCGATCTGTCTGATGTTCGTCGTGTTGCTAAGGCCAGAAACCTTAATGTCACTGGTGCCGTGAACATCGAGGCCGCCGAGCTTCCGCCTATCAGGCACGACATCAATCCCCGCATTGCCAAGGAGCTGGCCAAGAAAGAGATCGCCCAAAACCCCAAGCTCTCGATGAAGGACGCCCTGGCAAAGGTCAAGGAAAAGCACGCGCCCCGCTGGAAAAAGCCCGCACACTGACGGGACTGCTCGTACATAAATGATGTAGGAGCCTCCCATGGCGAGCATCCCGCCAGCCAGACAGTCCGCGCCGCCTACCCCATCGACGCACCCCAATACAGCGTCCGATGAGCGCGGCTATTGGCGGATTCGCCAGCGACAGGACACCCTAGAGAACTGGGAGAAGAACGACCCCATTCTTGCTTCGGGGGAGTTTGGTTACGTCATTGGCGGCACCTCACCCGGCAAGCTGCTCAAGATTGGTGACGGAACTCTCCGCTGGACGCAGCTTGCGTGGCTGCTGGCGAATGGCGAGTCGGGTGTTCCCGGCCCCATGGGCCCGCCCGGCCCGCAAGGCGATCAAGGAGAGCAAGGCCCCCAGGGTGATTCTGGGCCCCAAGGCATTCAGGGCATCCAGGGTCCGGTCGGCCCCCAGGGTCCGCAGGGCATTCCGGGCTTGGCTGGACCCCAGGGCGAGCAAGGTCCGCAAGGTGACGTTGGCCCGCAAGGGATTCAGGGCCCGGCTGGTCCGCAAGGATTGCAGGGTGCTGCCGGTCCCGCCGGTCCCCAGGGCATCCCCGGAGCTACCGGCCCGGCTGGCTCCCAGGGTGCTGTTGGCCCGCAAGGCCCCGCTGGTATTCCCGGCCTCCCGGGCGAGCAGGGCCCGGCTGGGCCCCAGGGAACCCCAGGCCCCAAGGGTGACGTTGGTCCCACTGGCCCCGCTGGTCCCCAGGGGGCTGTCGGCCCGATTGGCCCTGCCGGTCCCGCAGGCCCGGAAGGTCCGCCCGGCCCTGCGCCGACCGTCTACGAGCAGTTTGACGAGCCGGTCAGCAACGAGCTTGTGGACGGCGACATCTGGCTCCGACCCACTGCCGAAGGTGGTCACTCGCTGTATGTCTACTGCGACAATCGGTGGGTGCTGGCTACCTCCAGCGGCTCATCGTCCGACACGCACATCGTCTCGCCCACCGCGCCCCCACCTCCCGATCAGGTTGGCGATCTCTGGATTCAGCCCGAGTCTGTCAGGGCCTACTCCCACTCCAAGCCGCCCGTGTACGGAAGCGCGATTGTGGAGAAGCAGGCCAACGGTCGGTCCATCGGCTGGAATGCAGACGGCTCTGCCTATCACGAACCAGTCTTCGTTGGGGCAGTCCCGATTGTGGCTGGCGGGAAGAAGTACCTGATCCCGCTGATCGAGCCGAGCAGGAGCGAGATGGCC